TGCACGACCGGTCGGGGCTCTGTTATGCCACACACTCAACTTGTCGGAGACTGCAATCCGGGGCCAAAGACGAGCTGGATAATCTCGCGCCGTGACGCTGGTTCACTCAAATTCTTTGAATCAACGCATCGGGACAACCCGACTCTGTTTGATCCGGTAACGGGGGAGATTACAGAGCAGGGCAAACGGTCATTGGGCCAATTGAGCAAGATGACCGGCTCGCGGTACAAGCGGCTCTATCTGGGGTTGTGGTGTTCTCCAGAGGGCGCGGTGTACGATATTTTTGACGGTGACTTGTCTACCTATGGCGAGATTAAAACGCACAAAGTTACAGCATTCCCGATACCCGCCCACTGGCCGCGAGCGGTCGGTATAGATCCCGCAGGGGCTTATCGGGCCGCAATTTGGTTGGCCTGGGATCCGAATACAAATATTCTGAATCTCTACCGCGAATTACTAGAACCGTTCGGCTCAACCGTCAAGCGATTCGTGGGCAAGATAAAGGAAGCCAGCGCGGGCGAACCGGTGTTCGCGTGGGTGTGTGGCGCAAAGAGCGAACGTGACTGGCGCACAGAATTCGAGGCAGAAGGATTGCCCGTCATCGCGCCGCCCATCAGCGACGTGTGGATTGGGATCGATAAAGTGTATGACCTGCTGAAAGAATTCAAGTTGGTGATACACGATAACTGTGTGGCGACGTTAAGCGAGATGGGCGACTATCGGCGCAAGATTGGGCGTGATGGAATCGTGACGGATACCATCGTGAACAAGGGGACGTATCACCTCCTCGATAGTATCAGGGTACTGGTGGCGCACTTGGCAACGCCAACGGAACGAACAATACAGACGGTGAATTACTCGCCGATGAGGATAGGGGGAAGGTAGAATGTCAATCTGTCGCTGGGGAGATGACTCGAACGTATACCTCTATTATACTGATGGCGGTGTAGTGTGTTACGGTTGTAGCCTGCCTGAGTTTCAAGAGAACGACGAGACGGTGTTACCTGACAGTGGTGCAATGTTAGAACACCTCCAGAGACACGTAGAGGCTGGTCACAAAGTACCGCAGTATGCCATAGACGAATTGAATTTGAGTGAAGAAGAGCGGCGACAAAGGCACATAAGCCATCGAAAGGCAATAGCTGCTATGCCTCCATTTAATCCAGTTCAACCACGAACAACTATTGATTGGTTGGATTGGCAGACAAGGGAGCTTGAATCTGATTTGGAGAGGATAGGAGGAAGGTGATGACTGATAGAATGGCAGATCGCTATAGATTCAAGACACAATTCGTCATTGAGAATTCATACATCTTTGAGCTTCCTCGCACTATGACGACAAATCAAGATTTAGGTGGTGTTCAAATGCACTTGAAAAGTATGCAAGAAAGACATCCAGATTTGGCACGATACGTCGTTGATACTGCTCAACTAATCGTAGAAGCAGCCGAGGGTTTAGAGTTACAAGACAAGCCGGACGAGGAGGCAAGTCGATATTATTTTGTATTTGACAAGAATGTCGCGGCTGAATGTATCTTGGATGGATGCTGGCAACTGTATGACAAGTCGCGTGGCAAGATGCCGATAATTATCGAATTGCGCCCAAAGGGTTTCAACGATCTTACGTTACCCTTTGCTACTGACTGGGGTTTAGTGCTTGATGAAATTGAACCTGTTCTCTTGCACCAGCGATATACTCTCGCAATGTCGAAGGAAGAAGGCAATCGCCTTTTTGAACTGGTAAAGGATGAGCTTTTCGATGAGTGTTGCCAGGATTTAGTACCTGGTCGAATGCTAGACATTGGCAATGATTCTCCGTTGTGCCAATTACTGGATGAGGTTACAGCGCCGGATAGATGGGCAGGGGGAATGAGATGACGACTAATCAATGTGAATGGGGCGCATACATATTTGCTATATTGCAAAAAGAGGCTTGTATAATTCGCTCAGATGATCGCGGGGAAACGTGGGTTAAAGTGCAATCACCAGATATGAAAGTGCACACCCCTCGTTCAATTGACCTGATTGATCTAAGTTTCATTGTAGTCGGCGGCGACGATGGTTACATTTTTGCGTCTTATGATTGCGCTCGCACATTTGAAACACTGGAGCCTGGCAATGCAACGGTGGGGTCTATTACCGAGATTAGGATCGACAGGAATAATCCTTTGATAATCCGTGGTACATTTGACGATTTCCCTCGTATGATGACCGTATCAAGCGACAGTGGTAGGACTTGGCGTCAGAAGACAAGGGAGCTAGAGATGAATCATCCAAAGTTTATTACTTGCGAAGATAGCATAAATGCACACCAGGTTTTTGCTATTCCTAAAATGGAAGGGCAACAAAAGATATATATTGGAGCGTTTAGAAAGAAACATCAAGCTGATTGGGCTGTCAATATGCTAAATGAGCTTTGGAACGAGCGCCCTGTGGACAGTTGGGTTAGCGTCGAGGATGAGTTGCCGGAAACAGACGAGGGTGTGTATATTAGGGCCAAAAACCTTCCCAGTGGTGGCATTGGTCGTTATTGCAAAAAAGGCGACGCGTATTGGTGGCTAGTCAAGGATGAAGATGATCGTTGGTATCCTAGTGGTTGGGTTACTCACTGGTGGAAAGAAGCACCAGAAGAAGATACATTTGTCACATGTGAAACCAGTACCGGTGCTTTCAAGGCTCTTGCACAAGACGTGACCGATATGCTAAACGAGCTTTGGGACGAGTGCCCCGTGGACGGATGGATTAGCGTCGAAGATAAGTTGCCAGAAATCGGCGAAGAAGTCCGCGTCAGGGAGAATAACTCTTCTATTTTTCTAGGTTATTATGGAGGTACTTGCAATTGGGCAACTATGACCCCAGATGGGTGGTGGCATTTTACTGGCCGGATTACTCACTGGCGGAAAGAAGCACCAGGCGGCGATACTGAACCAGGACCGCCAGAGCCGTCGGTACTCAATGATTTTGAGATTGAACAAAGATGCTTTGATGATTATGCACAGCGCGTGGCTGATGCTGCTAGGAAACGTTTTGAGCAACAGTTTATCAGTCCGTTTGTCAACGACGCCGAAAAAGAACCACTAACAAAACAAGCCTACCATACCCTCTACCAATTCTCCCCACGTGACGACATCACGGTACTGGAATTGACCCGACTACTGAAAGCCAGTATATATCTCGACGATGGTATCCCGGTATACGCTGGCAAGATACCACCGGGGACAGAGAGGCACTTCGAGAGGTATAAAAAGGAACAATGACACTCCCAGTTGATGAATGCCCGGCAGGGTACATATGGACGCGGCGGTAGCCAAGTGTCAAGGGTGGCATTTGTCAGACGATGGACTTGAATGGCTCGGCGCTGATGGAAGTTGGAGGCGTCACGCGGAGACTGTGCGCGTTGGTAGCTATCGAGTTAATTTGCGTTGGCGTCCATCTAAAGATATTCACGACGCTGATGTGCTGATTGACAAAGGTATTGAGAAAGGTGGCTATCCAAACGGCTTTCAGATTGGTAATACTTGGTGGAGCTTCAGTGGCCCAGTGAGCGGATGGGGGGTTTGTTTTGATACAGGTGGATATGGTAAAGAAACCTTCGCAACAGCAGAAACACGCCCGCTCGCTATCTGTCGGGCGTTCTTGAAATTACACGGCGTTATGGAGATAGAAGTGTCGGAGGAGGAGTAAATGCTATCACTAACCCAGCGACTTAAACAACGAGCGATAAACTTCATCGGCGGTGAATCATACCGCAATAAACAAGAGGACGTGGCGAAACTAATCGACGTGGCTTGGCGGCAGGGGCCAGCGTTGCTCTCGTCTCACACGCTCCATTCTCGGCTCGGCGAGGTAGACGAACGGCTGCTCGATATGCTTCTTCAGCAGCAGAGTTACGATCTGCTCTACGGTGTACGCGGGCAACCTCTCAAACTCACGGAACAAGACCGGCTACGAACAGTATACTACTCGCGGTACTTTTATCAATACAATACTCAGTACGAAAACGCGGTCAGTATGTGGACGGACTTTGGATTCGGGCAGCAGATTGACATCGTACCACTGGACGATAAGGCCAAAGAGATTTGGGAAGAGTGCTGGAAAGCGCGGCGTAATACGCCCCTTTTCAAGCAACGTTCGCTCCACGAACTGAGCGACGACATCGTGATAGATGGTGAGGAATTCTTTGTGGGCTGGGCCTCCACTGTGGATGGAAAAGTAACCTGGAGGCGGCTGGCTACCGACAAGGTAAAAGAGATCATCTACGACAAAGACGACACCGACGTACCTGTATTCTACCGCGTGACGACCGACACGGGCGAGGTGTATTTTCCAGACTGGCAACCCACTGATGACGAACTAGATGAAGAGTGGGAGAAAATAAAGCTCAAGAATCCTGGAGCTAAACGTGCCGACGAACTAGCGCCGACCATTGAAATCGGGGGTGAGCAAGAGACACGAACGGATGTAAGGGTCATTCAAGCAGCCCACAACAAGCGCGGCGGACGCGGCTGGCCTGCTTTCTTCCGGGGTACTGAGTGGATGGAAAGCCTCAAAACTCACCTGGGCGATCACCTTACGGTTGCGAGTGCTGTAGCGACTTTTGTGGATGAGATAAAAACAAAGGGTGGCAGCCGGGGTGTTGATGAAATCGCGGCCAAGTTTGCCTCGACGCTAACCACGAGTACCGACCGACTTGAGCGCAATCCGTCACCGGCTGCGGGTAGTGTGTTTGTACACAATGAAGCAATAGAATCGAAGCGCCGCCCCCTCTCGACCGCCGCCGGTGACGCTCAGACCACGACTGGTCTAGTCGTGGGGCAAATCAGCAGTTCCACTAAAGTCCCGCCGCACTGGATGGGTTTTCCTCAGTTCGCACAGAACAGAGCCACGGCCAGGGAGACAAGCCGGCCATTCATCGAGCAGATGGAGCGGTATCAAGAGTTTTGGTCTGACGTATTCCAGGATATAGTCGCCGTGACGCTGTACTTTGCGGTCAAGTACGGTTCGGAATACAACGAGAAGACGTTCACCTCTACCGAGGCGGCTGTAACGTTTGAATCTCCACAACGAATAGACCCGTCCGAAATAGCCACTATGATCGGGGCAATCGACAAAGCCGCAACAGGAGGGGCGCTTGATCCAGATGTAGCCCAAAACGCCATCGCGTGGCTGGTGGCGACGGCGCTGGTGAACCTGGGAGCACGGAACGTCGAGGCGATATTGGAACCGCAAGAGGAAGAGACAGATACCGACGATGAACCAAGTGCATCGCAAGATATGTCAAGTGAACGACTGGCAGCGGTGGCGCGGGTTATCGGTGAGAATATGATACCTGGTGGTGGTGTAGAGCTTGCCCAGGCGATTGAGTGGGCGGTGGCGTCGGTGGTTGACGAGGTAAGGGGAGAGGTGGGCGATGATTGACTTCCTCGCCCTCCACGACGAACTAACCGCCACCCTCGGTGCTGACCGGGCGCTGGCCGTTATCACGATGCTGTGAACCGCTGAGAACTATGCTCGCTCGATGGGATTGAGTTGGTGCAACTTTTGTCAGGGGGAACGGTTAGTTGAGAGCCGGGATTATGACCATACAGACGTTTGTCCGATTGAGGTGTTGGCAATATTGAAACCGTTACAGCGTCCTGGTGATGCTGGTGTTTTGACCAGTGAAGATATGAGATATGCACTAGGGGTGCTTTTTGGGAGTTGTGATAAATGAACTATACCCGCTACACAATAGCCAGCGACCAGCAAACCATCCTGGCCGAAGTCGTCACGATAGCCGAAACCGAGTGCTCCCAGTGCGGCGCAACCTGGCTCCCCGGTCTCAGCCCGCAGAGTTGTCCGTATTGCGGCCATCAACATTTCATCGAGTCCGACAGCAAACAGCTATTCACACTGGCTGAATCAGCCTCTAGCTATGGCCGTGACATTCGCGGCGTCGTGCGGGCGCTGTGGAATGGCTCGGTTGACATAGACCAGGCGGATGAAAACTTTGTTGAAACTGTACGCATTTATCTCACTCGTGCTTATTATGCTGGTGCAAGAGAATGCGGTGTAGCTCCAGATGAACTATCAGTGGAGGAACGAAATCAACTACGATCAATTATCACTAACGAAACAGTGCGCGTTTTTTCTTTCTTGCTAGATGTCGAGAAAGGAAATAAAGCTGCTGGCATTTTGTTCAGAAATTACAGAGGACGTATCAGGGCTTGGACAAACCGTTACCCTGATACTCAAGGACGTGCCCAAGTAACTGCTTGCTCTAATATGAAAACCCAGTGGACATTGGGAAAGGCGGAGCATTGTAGCTCATGTATAAAATTAGCTGGGAAAGTTAAAAGAAATTCTTTTTGGCAAAGAAAGGGCGTTCTGCCCCGCGTACCTAATTCGCCTTATTTGGAGTGCAGGGGATTTCTATGACAATGTACACTAAAATCAACGGAGTTACCGTTGAGCAAAGGCCCGCTACCGAAGTTACCGTAAGAATAGGAAAAGGACAAGAAATGCAAATCGAAATCACCAATCCAATAGACGCCAAATCTATCTCGCAAACATGTAACTGGGTATTCAAGATGCTATGCGTCAAAGATTACCCGCAGAATTGGGAACATCTGGAGGAAGATGCAAATGAGATGTATCAGGAGATTGGCGAGATTATCTTTGGATATGTCATTGGCTCTGACAGAATGGCCGAATTGGACGCCATTCGTTATCCCCCTGAACCTGAGCCGGAACCACTACCAGAATTGTTAGAAGGGCAGCATTTGAGATATTGTCGCCGGTGCGAGAAATCCACACCACATATAAAGGAAGACTTGATAAAGGCGCGCTGTGTCTTATGTGATAAAACAGTGCTAACGATAAGGGTTGTTCACAATAAAATAGAAAGCCAAGATGTTACCAAGTTACCGGACTAATTAGGAGAAAGTCAAATGTGCAAAGAGAAACGAACGAGATGGGAATACAAATTTGTAGTCCTGCTCAATTTTGTTGACGATTATTCAAGGGATACATTAGATAATTTAGGCTCGCAAGGATGGGAATACTGTGATCGTGAAGACCATGCTGGCAGATCTTTCGTTTTGTTCAAGCGAAAACAACGCGAGGGAATACGTTCTTTTTACGTAGACGAAGAAGGCAACCGCCAGTTGGTAGGATAAAAGTGGGAGGGAAGCCAAGTATAATGCACAACTGCCAACCAGGGTGGGATTCACAAAATGAAGAACACTTCTTTGAATGCGGCGGTTTCGGTGTGGCCATCGAAACGTGCATAGAGGACGACGAGGGGCGCTTGCGGTGTAGCAACTCTGAATACTCGACGCGGGTGAACTTTTGCCCGTTCTGTGGGTATAGAGCGCCGAATCAAGTGGAGTGGAAAAAATGAAAAAGTGTAAGACCTGTTCCTTTCACGACGACGAAGGAAAGTGTACAAACAGCGAAAAGATACACGAGCGAGATTTCCATCACCCCGCTCAGGAAATTGACGATCACTTTATATACTCGTATGGAGAAAGTGGCTACTTCTGGACTGGTGACGAGTTTGGATGCGTTCATTGGACTCACAAAGGTACGAGCTTCCTCGGAAATAAATTCTTGCAATCAAGTGGTGAGTTCGGGTGCGTTCACTGGAATGGCGAAGAAGAAACGACCTACAAACACCAGGTAGACAATTACAACAAAGCCAAACTAGCAATCCAGCGCGAGTTGCTGATTCTCGAATTGGCGAAGCTATCCAGGGGCACGATTGCCGACGTGCTCAGAATGGCGAACGAGAGTATAGACTCCGATGCCGGCGGGCGACTAATTGAGGAGTTAGGGCTTGGCAGGTTGGGATTTACAAAAAAGGCGATATGACAAAGCCATCAAAGCAACCTAATCGTGCTACCGAACTAGGACAACGTCTCGGCGAAGCATTGTGCGTCGTCTGTGCTGTTTGTATCGGTATCGTGTTGCTGGCCGTTGCTGTACGAGTGGCGATGTTTATTGTGGGGTTGTGATAGAGAGGTAAAACGATGAATGAAATGTCTGTATATCGGTTATTAGTAATTGCCACTGCCTGCCTAGTTGTTATTGTCATTTATCTATTTGGTGACAATTTACAACAACGGCTGACAAAGCGCCGTATGGCAAAGCAACCTAAGCCAAACCTGTCAAAAATTGAGGTAGAATTGGCAGTAAGCGGCCTTGACCAATTTGAGGCCGATATACAGCGAGCAACAGATAGCCTTGAGAGGTTGGCAGCGTTATCTGAAAAGGTGGCGTTACCATTTTGTGAGGCCCAGGAAGATGAACCGCCAGAAAGGACGTCTTATCGAAAAGCTATGGGTTTTTTACGCAGAACAATTGGCTCGGAGTTATGGCTTGATAGCTTGGAAGATGACGATTGGTGTATACTATGGGATGAGATTGCTCCGCCATTGATAAAGCAAGCGGCAATGAGAGAGGACATAGAGTGGCGTGGTTGTCACTATTCAAAAGGCACATCTGAACTGGGTTAGTTTTCATCCTAATAAACCAGTAGAATCAAACAGAAAAATGAACAACCAAAAACTTGATGACATCAGGCATCTGTTAGGCGCTCGCCATAGTTCCCACATCGGCGTCAATCGTGTCCACGCTCACGGCCTAATCAATGCCGCCATATTGCAACACGTGGAAGGCGCGGACGATTCCGTAATGTATACCCAAGACGAGAAGGCAGCTCGTCGCCTCGGTCGCCGCCTGGGGTTGCGATTCAAACTGACTCAATACTCTTGTAACGGTAGTAAAACGTGGGAAACGTTTTACGACACAAGTGGCGGTATGACTGTTGAGGGAGAAACGCGGGCGATGGTAGTATGCAAGGC